AGCTAGGTGAGCCTGAGAAAGTTCTCGATGACATCGAGAAGCGTAAGGCCGAAGAGCAAGGATACAGCGCCACTGAGGATGACCGTTATCGCATCCTTGAGATGCACGTTAACTTGGACTTGGAAGGTTATGAGGATAAGGATGAGGATGGGGAAGAAACAGGAATCGCCCTCCCCTATATCGTTACGCTTGAAAAAGGCACTGGAGAGATACTGGCGGTACGAAGAAACTACCTTGAAGAAGACCCCCAGAAGCTCAAGCGGCAGCACTTCGTTCACTACACTTATATTCCGGGTTTTGGCTTTTACGGCCTTGGTCTTATTCACATCGTGGGCGGCTACGCTCGCGCTGGTACATCTATTCTTCGTCAGCTTGTCGATGCCGGGACTCTTTCCAATCTGCCCGGCGGTCTTAAATCTCGGGGTCTGCGTGTAAAGGGTGACGATACACCCATCGCTCCGGGCGAGTTCAGGGATGTGGATGTGCCAAGCGGCAGTATCCGGGACAACATCCTGATGCTTCCTTATAAGGAGCCAAGTCAGGTCCTGAATGCGCTGTTGGGGCAGATCGTTGAGGATGGCCGCAGACTTGCGTCAATTGCGGACCTTAAAGTCTCCGATATGTCGGCACAAGCGCCCGTCGGGACAACGATGGCAATCCTTGAGCGCATGCTCAAAGTCATGAGTGCCGTCCAAGCTCGCGTGCATTTCACGCTCAAACAGGAGTTCAAGCTCCTTAAGGGTATCGTGCGCGACTATGCCGACGAGGCTTATACATATGAGGTAGACGGCAAAAAAGGCCGCGCAGCTAAAAAGGAAGATTTCGAGCATGTTGAGATTATTCCTGTCAGCGATCCTAACGCCGCAACGATGGGTCAGCGCATCGTTCAGTATCAGGCAGTGATGCAGTTGGCGCAAGCCTCGCCTCAGATATACGACCTTCCTGCGCTACACCGCCAGATGCTTGAGGTTATTGGCATCAAGAACGCTAATAAGCTGGTCCCGATGGAAGAGGACCAGACGCCTAAAGACCCTGTTAGCGAGAATATGTTCCTGATTAAGGGTAAACCCGCCAAGGCGTTTATGTATCAGGACCACGACGCCCATATCGCCGTCCACCAGTCAATGTCGCAAGACCCGTCTATTCAAGCCATGATGCAGCAAAACCCCGCTGCACAGCAGACGATGGCGGCTATTCAGGCGCACATCATGGACCACTTGGCGTTTAAGTACCGCAAGGACATTGAGAAACAACTCGGTGTACCGCTGCCTCCGATGGAAGACGAAGCCCAAGAAGGCGAAGAAGACCGCCGTATGTCGCCTGAGATGGAGGTTCAAGTTTCTCAGTTGGCTGCTATTGCCGCGCAACAACTCCTCCAATCGAATATCGCCCAAGCCCAGCAGCAACAGAATCAGCAGATGGCGCAAGACCCTGTTATTCAGATGCAGCAGCAGGAGCTTCAGCTTAAAGCGCAGGACGGTCAGCGCAAGATGATGGAGAGCCAAGCCAAGATGCAGAACGAGCAGGCCAAGCTCCAGATGGATCAACAAAAGCTCATGCTTGAGAGCAAGAAGATCGACTTGGATGCGGCTAAAGCAGGTAATCAGGCAGAGCAGGCCGACTTCAAGAACATCATCGACGCTATTAAGAACAACAGTAAGCAACCCAATCAGGGTTCAAACAAGCCCAAACCGGGTGATCGTTAATGGAAGAAAAGATCCTCAAACATCTCCTCGCCGAGTTTAGCGAGGAGATCGCAACTAACACCGCTGCTTTACAGCAGGGTGCGCCTAAGACGTTTGATGAATATAAGTATCTGTGCGGGGTGATTCGGGGTCTAAGTCTCGCGCAGTCCTATGTAACCGACCTCATGCGAAGACTGGAGCATTTTGATGAGTGAAGAACAATCCACAGCTACCCAACTGCCCAAGCCCCAAGGGTACAAGCTGCTGTGTGCGGTGCCGGAAGTAGAGGATAAGTTTGAGTCCGGGATTCTTAAAGCAGACTCTTCGGTACGAATTGAAGAGCATAGTACGGTGGTCCTCTTCGTCATTAAGGCCGGTGAAATGGCTTATAAGGACGCGGACAAGTTTCCTACGGGACCGTGGTGTAAAGAGGGTGACTTCGTTATTACCCGTGCCTATGCGGGTACCCGCCTGAAGATTCATGGTCGGGAGTTTCGGCTTATTAACGACGATACTGTCGAAGCCGTGGTCGAAGATCCCCGTGGTATTACCCGCGCTGGCTAAGGAGACTTAAATGAGCGAGCAAGTTGAGTTTGAGTTTCCTGACGAGAAGGAAGCTAAGGCTGCGGCCCCTGAAAAGGAGGCTAGCAACGAGTTAGAGATTGAGGTTGTAGACGATACCCCTGAGAAAGACCGGGGCCGTGAGGCGTCTGAACCTCCCGCTGAAGTTACTGACGAAGAGATCGAGAAGTATTCGGAGTCAGTCCAGAAGCGTATTAAGCACCTGTCCAAGGGTTACCACGATGAGCGTCGGGCTAAAGAAGCCGCTGCCCGTGAGAAAGAAGAGGCTCTTCGCTTCGCCCAGCAGGTATACGAGGAGAATAAGAAGCTCAAAACCTATGCCAACCAGTCCAATAGGACTGCCACGGAGGCGAATAAATCCGCTGCCGAGGCCGAATTGGCGCAGGCTAGAGCCAAGTTTAAGAAGGCTTATGAAGACGGTGATGCCGATCTTTTAGCTGCGGCACAAGAAGAAATCGCTGACGCTAAAATTAAGATCAATCGCGTTCAAGATAAACTTGTTGAAATTCCCGATGAAGATACTTTACAACGGGAGAATAAGCGAGTATATAGTGAACCAGAACCCGCCCAGTATAGGCCGGACCCAAAAGCACAAGCGTGGCAACGCCAAAACTCTTGGTTCGGGTCTGATGAAGAGATGACTAGCTTCGCTCTGGGGGTGCATGAAAAATTGGTCAAGCAGGGTGTTGACGCTGAATCTGATGAATACTACGAGAAGCTGAACCGGAGAATCCGGCAAGTGTTTCCCGAATCATTCGATGATGAAGTAGTCGAGGAAAAGCCCAAAAAGGCTAAACCCGCAAATGTAGTGGCCCCGGCAACGCGAAGCACCGCGCCCAAGAAAATCGTGCTGACGCAAACGCAGGTGGCTTTTGCAAAACGGATCGGAGTCCCGTTGGAAGACTACGCGAAAGAAATTGCGAAACTGGGAAGAGAAAATGGCTGAGAATCGTACTGAACGTGGACTTACCAATCGTGATGCGGATACCCGCGAGCGGAAAGTTCGTCAGTGGCAACCGGCTGCTACGCTCCCCGACCCGGCCCCGCAACCCGGATACGCTTTTCGTTGGATTCGTACCTCTATTCTTGGTCAACCTGACCCGACTAATATGTCTGGCAAGTTGCGAGAGGGGTGGGAACCCGTGAAAGCGGAAGATCATCCTGAGATGATGCTTACCCCGAACGCCTCGGGAAATCTCGAAATCGGCGGTCTGATCCTGTGCAAAACTCCGCAAGAGTTGGTGGATCAACGCGATGCGTATTACAACAAGCAAGCCCGCGCACAGATGGATTCGGTCAATAACACGCTTTTCCGTGAAAATGACCCGCGTATGCCTCTGTTCAAGGACCACAAGTCCGAGACTTCGCGCAGTGCTTTTGGTTCAGGTTCATCTAAACTTTAATTTTTGGAGGCCATAAATGGCTGCTGTAGCTTCCCCTTACGGGCTGCGTCCGCTAAATCTGATTGGCGGTCAGCCCTACAATGGTGGGGTTATCCGTGAATTCACGTTCGGTACGACTAACAATACCAACGCGATTTTCAACGGCGACCTCGTTATTCTGAGCGCAGGTATCCCTGCCGCTGTTGGCACTACGCCCACTGCCGGTACTACTGCCGGTATCGTTGGTGTTTGCGTGGGTGCTAGCTTCGTTACGCCCGCGATCATGAAGCAGCAGATGTTCGCGCAGTACCTGCCCGCAGGTGCTTACACCGCTGGTTATCGTGACGTTGCTGTGCGTGTGATGGACGATCCGGACGCTCTGTTCCAGATCCAAGGCACCGCTGCACTGGGCACGTTTAACTCAGGCACGAACGGCTCTGGCTGGCGCGGCGCTATTGGTAAGAACACTACGCTTACCTTTACCACTGCTGGTTCGACCACTACCGGTAACTCGGGCGTTGCGCTTACCGTCGGTACTGACGGCGCTACTATTACTTCTAACTCCGCGACGGCTGCTGTGCGCATCGTTGATGTGGTTCGTGGTACCGAGTCGGACGCTTTCCCTGAGTTCATCGTCAAGTTTAATCAGGGTGTTCATTCGTACTACTTTGCGACCGGCGTTGCGTAAGGGATAATTAAAAATGGCAATCTCACGTTCCCAACTACTCAAGGAACTGCTCCCCGGCCTGAACGCCCTGTTCGGCATGGAGTACAACCGTTACGGCGAAGAACACAAGGAAATCTACGAAGTCGAGAGTTCCGAGCGTTCGTTCGAAGAAGAGACCAAGCTGTCGGGCTTTGCTCCCGCCCCGGTGAAGACCGAAGGCGCTGCGATCCAGTACGACAACGCGCAAGAAGCATGGGTTGCTCGTTACACCCATGAAACCATTGCGATGGGTTTCGCTCTGACCGAAGAAGCTGTCGAAGACAACCTGTATGACTCGCTGTCGGCTCGTTACACCAAGGCTCTGGCCCGTGCAATGGCTTACACCAAGCAAGTTAAAGCAGCTTCGGTGCTGAACAACGGTTTTAGTTCTTCGTATCTGGGCGGCGATAACGTCGCTCTGTTCTCGTCCTCGCACCCTCTGGTTTCTGGCGGTACTAACTCAAACCGTCCCGGCACTATGGTTGATCTGAACGAAACCTCGCTTGAGGCGGCTGTTATCCAGATCGCTGCTTGGACTGATGAGCGCGGCATGCTGATTGCGGCTAAACCCCGTAAGCTGATTATCCCGCCGTCACTGATGTTCGTTGCAAAACGTCTGCTGGAAACGGAACTGCGCGTCGGCACGACCGACAATGACATCAACGCTCTTAAGGCGATGGGGTCCATTCCTGAAGGTCACACGGTTAATCACTTCCTGACCGACAATAATGCTTGGTTCCTGATGACTGACGTTCCTAACGGCATGAAGCACTTCGTTCGTACCCCCATGTCTACCGGCATGGATGGTGACTTTGATACCGGCAACGTCCGTTACAAGGCCCGCGAGCGTTATTCGTTCGGCTGGTCGGACCCGCTCGGTATCTGGGGTTCGTCTGGTTCGACTTGATCTAATCAAGTCTGGGGAAAAGGGGCTTCGGCCCCTTTTCTTTTTATAGCTTGTGTGGTAGTTTCTAAATATCCAAGATCACCTGCTCATCAACTGGCTTGGCAGACTTCTCCCTTGAGATGATGGGCGCAAATAAGGGAAATGATTATGGGTTTCGCTACTTTTTCGGGTCCGGTTCGTACAGGCACCGTTCGTTTTGGCGCTGCTGAAAATACTGGTCTGTCGACCCTTTCGCGTACTGCATACGTCAACGTGTCCGGTGTTGCTCTGACCACCTCCCCGGTTGCTCAGACTCTGTTTAACCTGCCCGCTGGCACTAAGATCCTGAACTTCGTCGCCGAGGTTTTGGTGACTGTTGCTGGTAACTCCGTTAGCCAAGTGGGTGTGACGATTGGCAAGAGCGGTTCCGCCGCAGAGTACGCCGCTTCGTTTAATACTGGCACCGCTGTTGCTCGTGTTACTCAGGCCAATATGGACACCGCCATCACCGGCAAGGTCGCCGCTCTGGATAACATTGGTACGACTGATGTTCCGGTTCAGGCCACTTTTACCGCTACCGGTGGCAACCCGACTTCTGGGCAGATCGCTATCACGGTTGTTTATCAGCAGCGTGCTGATAACGGCGCTCAGGCTCCCACTGCTACTCAAGTCTGATTAGGGGGCTGAGATGCGCCCAGTTAGAGTTACATTAACGGCAGCGGGTAAGTCTAATCCAATCATTTTGGATACTTATCGCAATCCGTTTAGTGTCGGGGTTAACGTCGCCAAAACCGGGGATATTCTGTATTCCGTGGAATACACCTACGACGACGTTTTTGTCAATACATATAATCCCGAGGCCGCTTCGTCTCAATGGATTGCTATGTCCGCATTCCCCGTTGGGACGGCGGTATCTAAAGACAGTTCTCTAAGCACTCCAGTGACGGCTGTGCGTCTTAACGCCGCATCACTTACGGGTTCGGTAACGATAACTGTGATCCAAGCCGGTATGCCGGGGAGTTGATTATGCCTATTGATACTTCTGCCCTGCGCAAGTTCCAAGACGTTTGGGGTCCGGTCCTTGACGCTATTCCTGCTGTTCTTGAGGCCGTTGCTAAACAGTCTGACGTAGATCGGGAATTGCGCATCAAGAAAGCTGAGATGGACGAAGCTGGCAAAAAGATTGACGCCGCTTTTGTTGAAGCTGACAAGCGCCTGTCTTCGGTTAATTCCGAGATGGAGCAAGCGATGCAGCAAAAAGCAAAGGCTCTGGCCGATATCGAGGACGCCAAGAAAGCCCAAGCTGCTGATAATGCAAAAGCTGCTGAAGCCCAGCGCAAACTGGTAGACGAATGGAACAAGAAGATTGCTGCGTTGCAGTCTCAGTTTTCCAACGTCGAAGCTGAAAACGCTAAACGAGTTGCCGCTGCTGAAGCCTCTTATGCGGAAAAGACCGCCGCACTGGAAGCCGACGTTAAGGATCTTGAGAAGCGTAAAGCTGCTGCTGAAAAAGCTCTGGACGCGCTGCGTAGCAAACTGGGGTAAGTTGTGGCGACTGCTCGCTCCAACCTACAAGAAGGGCTGGATAGCGGTGAATACGAGTACACCCATGTGGTTGCTACGGTCACTGCTTCCGGCCCTACTACTATTTATACGCCAGCAGCGGGCAAACTGCTTCGACTACGGTGGCTGTACGCCATCAACGACCCCGGCTCATCTGCCTCACCTTTAATTAGGGTGTTTCTTGGGGCGCAAGAGTATTATCGGGTCTTTGCGCTAAGTAAACGGCAGATGGTTAGTGGACCTATTAACGGAGCTTTGATTATTAATCTTAGCGAAGCCGCAGAAGTAGCCGTAACCGCTATTTTGGAAGAAGTGTAAAATGGCAACTTATAATAAGTTCAACGACTTTACTGAACAGCTTAATCGGGGATCGCATAATTTCGGTAGCAACGTCTACAAGGTTATGCTCACCAACACCCTTCCTCTCGCTGCTAACGCTGCTAAGGCTGATATCACCGAGATTGCGCCGGGTAGTGGTTATACGACTGGTGGTAATACGACGACTATCACGATTGCCGAGGCTGGTGGTACGACGACTATCACTGGGACGGCTGTTCCTTTTAACGCCACAGGCGCGATGGCACAGTTCCGTTACGCGGTTCTTTATAACGCGACTACAACGACTCCGGTAAATAACCCTCTCGTTGCTTGGTGGGACAATGGTTCTCCGGTGAATCTGCAAAACGGGGATTCGTTTACCGTCAAGTTTAGCAATACTGATCCGGGCATCATCTTCACGTTGGTGTAAGGCATGGAACTTACCAAACAAGAGATTGACGCTAAGGCCGCGAGTGATCCGTCTTTTGCTGCTATGTTAGCCATACGCGACGATAACGGTATGGCCGCTGCATTGTCTATTGGGCGAACCAAGCTAGTTGAGAATATGTTGACTGAGCGCGGTGTGATGTCTACGCTTGGCATTATTGACGGCGAAGCTGCTTTGGTGTCACTGGAAACTTTCGCCGCTAGTACGCCTACTGATCCGGCTTTACTTGCTGTTCACCCCGGTATTAAACGAATGTTGGCGTGGCTTAAAACCACTGGCATTAACGTGGGTGATCCACTTACCCGTTCTATGCTTGATCTGATGGAATCGTCTGGTATTTTGACTCAGACTTCCACTGCTTCACTTAAAATGCTGGCAGTCGCTCCTGATCCGGTAACTTCTGACCAAGTTTCGGAGGCAATAGATAATGGCTAATGAAGCGGTTTTTAAGTATGGTACTTCCAAAACGCTTGCTAATGCCAATGGGGGGGCTACATCAAATAACCAAATGTCTGCGGCGGCGGGTACGCTTTATTCACAGACCGATACACTCGATTACCCCGATGCGGTGTTTACGCTAACGACGGCGGGTTTTGGTGCTGCGCCTACGGTGGCTTCTATGATAGATTTGTTTATTCGTCCGATGGACGTTGATGGAACTACGGATACACCCGCTCCGGGCACAGGTGCTAGTACAGACGCATATAAAACTCAGTACATTGGTTCGTTCGTGCTTAAAGCTTCGGCAGCTTCGGGAGATACCTACCGTTGCGTTGGATACGATGTACCACGGGCGGGTGAAGCGTACCTGTTTAATAACGCAACAGGACAGACTCTCAGCGCCAACTGGACGCTGAAGATGATCCCCAGAACACTCGGCCCAGCTTAAATGTTTGTTTATCTTGCGCGGCGTTGGAGGCGTCAGCCATCCGGCGCACTAACGGTCGATTGGGATAATCCACTAACGCAAGCAATTGGTTTACATACCGCTTGGAACGGCACCACGCCGAGACTGCGTTTTCGCGCAGCGTCAAACACTTTAGTAAATTCCCCCGCAGCGTTTAACGCCCCTGCGGTTAGAAATAGTCTTCGCGGGATACAAACATCCGGCGTGATTATGGGCACGAATAACCCCGACATTGATCTTGGCGCAATGCCAAGCATGTTGGAGCTTACTTATATTGCTGTTGTTTCGCAAGGCGCAATAGTAAATTCGTTTCCGTTTAGCACTCGCGTAGGTACTGGGTTTGAGCTTCTGACCGGCAGTTCATCTCTTGTCGGTACTGCAAATATACGGATAACAACCACTTCAGCAGCAATAGACGTAGGTGTTGATGGTCTTGGTGATGCGTATACCCATACATATTTTGGTACATGGAAAACAGGAACCGGCGCACGAATTTATGTCGATAGGCCCACCAAAGTAGCTACCAGTAATGCGCTTGGTGGCACATTAACTAACGGGCAAAACTTAAAGATAGGTAATCGAGCCGGCACTAGGTTTAGCGGTTTTGTTGGCCTCCTTCTTGTTGGTACTAAACAAAATATTGACGCCGGTCTTCAGTTACTTGAAAACCCGTGGCAGATATTCGTACCACAGACGAAAGCGATTATCTCTCTTGGGATTGATCCAAATACCCTATTAGCTAACTCCGGAGCTTATAGTCTTACCGGCACAGACGCTACTTTATCTGTAAACACGAGCCGTAAAGTAACTTGGGCAGAAGTTCAGTATCAAGCTGGTTCAGTAGTTAATACTGTTTTAGACGCAAGTTCTGGCTCGTACTCTCTTACTGGCGCAGCCGCAACGGCGGCTCGTACAATCACCGCTGCTTCTGGCTCCTACTCCCTTGTCGGTAGCGACGCCACACTAAATATAACGCGCATACTTTCGGCTGACTCGGGGGCATACAACCTGACGGGGAGTTCTGCTGATCTTCCTATCAACCGCTCGCTTTCCGCAGACAGTGGGGCATACAACGTAACGGGCGCAGCCGCCACGCTTAATCAGGCTAAAGTTATCTCCGCTGACGCGGGCAGCTACGCGCTGGATGGTCAAGCCGCTTCGTTTGTCCGTACATACAATCTGCTGGCCGCTGCGGGGGCGTTTAACCTTACGGGGTCGGATGCGACACTATCAACAGCAAAAACGCTTTCGGCAGGGGTGGGGTCATACAACCTTACCGGTTTACCGGCTAGCCTAACTAAGTTTTCTGTGTATCCAGATCCCGGTGATGTCCGAGAAGGTGTGGTATATGGACCGGGTGGCATATATGTTGGTACACTTAAGGTAGGCGGTAAGATCCTTTTTATCTTTGACGACTAACTTAGTCGCGTGCATAATGACTAAATCTAAGGTTAACGCCGCTGGTAACTACACGAAGCCAACCGTGCGTAAGGCGTTGTTTAACTCGATCAAGTCCAAGGCTGTACAGGGTACGGCAGCAGGGCAGTGGTCTGCCCGAAAGAGCCAACTGTTAGCTAAGCAGTATAAAGCGCGTGGCGGTGGATATCGTGACTGAGGCCGTTAAGACTTGTACTGATTGCGGCGAGACAAAAACGCTATCCGCGTTTCGTAGCCGTGGCGGGCAAATGGCGCACTTGTACAAGAGTCATTGCAACACATGCCTTTACAAAAGGCATAAAAACTGGGCAGAGAATAATCAGCACCGGGTAGAGGAATATCGTGAGAAAGACCCGTGGACTTTAGCAAAACGCTGCACCCGTCGTGGGATTACTCCTGAACAGTTAGTAAGTCGGTACGAACGGCAAGAAGGGTGTTGCGCCATTTGTAAGAGCGAGATCGCCTTGATGGACAGTGCAATCGACCACAACCACGACACAGGAGAGTTTCGTGGGGTTTTATGTAAACAGTGCAATCGCGCTCTAGGAATGTTTAAAGACAATCCGGTCGTTTTGCGTAATGCGGTAGAATACCTTGAGGCGTTCGGGAGTTATGGTGATGCCGCTTAAGGCTCCTCAACAATCGCTGAAAGACTGGACCGCTCAGAAATGGCGCACGAAGTCAGGCAAACCCTCAAGCGAGACAGGCGAGCGGTACCTCCCGGCAAACGCGATCAAGTCTTTGTCCCCCGCAGAATACGCAGCGACCACCCGCGCTAAACGCGCTGGTAAGGCCCAAGGTAAACAGTTTGTAGCGCAGCCTAAGGGCATTGCGAAAAAGACGGCAGGGTTCCGGTAATGGCTAAGTCCCCAGCATGGCAACGTAAGGAAGGCAAGGCTGAATCGGGTGGTTTGAACGCCAAAGGCCGCGCCTCTTACAACAAAGCGAATCCGGGTAAGCCGGGTTTGAAGGCTCCTCAACCTGAAGGCGGCCCCCGCCGAGATTCGTTTTGCGCCCGAATGACTGGTATGAAAAAGAAGCTGACCTCGGCTAAAACGGCTAACGACCCCAACAGCCGGATCAATAAATCTCTGAAGGCATGGAAGTGCTAAATGCAGTCCGATCCCTTCACGTACCTCTGGAACGGGGTTTTAACTCTTGGCACAATGCTTATGGGCGTGTATCTTAAGACCCACGGCGATTCGGTTAAAGAACACCGAGAACTAATCGCAAAAACCCGCGAAGAGATGCGCGAGAAGTACGTCCATAAAGACGACATGAAGTTAGTTACCGACAACATCAACGCCCGGTTTGACCGGATCGAAGAAAAGATCGACAAGATCATAGGAAAGAA